CATCGGAATCATCTCCAGTTCAGACGATAAACAAGAAATTGACAAGGCGAAATCCGTTGGAGCTCAGTTTTGGATTATTAAATCAGATGAGATTGAGCCAAGATTGGAATCCTTTCGCAGAGATTATCAAGGGTACAAGAATAAAACTGCTCCATTTAAGGTATACAAGTGATTCTAAGCAATGATACTGCCCAACAACTGCTCAACCTATGGAAAACAAAAAAGGTTGGTTTAGAGGGCAATGTCTTGAAAGTCATCCAAACAACGGATGAGGAATTCCAAAGATACATTGATGAAGCAAAGCAGCGTGATCAAGAAACAAGACGGAAACGATTAGAGATTACCAAACAAGTCCAATCTCAAAACAAGGACTTAATTGAAAGCCAAGCGGATCGCGAGAAGTTGATGATAGATTTGCAAGAATCACTTGCACAATCTGAGATGCTCAAGAACGCAGCGGTTGAGGATTTGGAATCACTACAAAAACGCACTCAGTTTGAATTGATTGGATTGATTGTGAAGGTCGCATTGTCGGTGATTGGTGCGGTTTGTATCTTGACCACTATACTTTATTTGTATGTCATCAGTAAAGGGTTAAATTCTACAATCATTGAAACTACCTGGAGCAATCTATTTGGAATCATCTTGACTAACTCCTTCTCAATCATAGGAACGATTATGGGTGTGAAACATATGGCAGATAAAAAGTAATGGAAAAGATAGCAGAAATGTACATCGTCAGCATCTTCGCAGCAGCGATGGTTGCATTGTTATTATTTGGAATTGTGTTCTTCGTTGATCAGTATTTTATGGAAAAAGACAAAAAGCAACACAACGACTGATTTTCTATTTGTCTGCGTGGCATCTACTATCAAAAAACCTTCAGCACTTCCAGTATCGTTTGACCAATTTAAGAAAAATCCAATTGCTGCCGTGGCTTTTTGTATGCTTGTGGCTGTGTCTTATTTGTATGTTGACCTTCGTTCGGGGTATAAAGAACAAATTGAAAAGAGTAATCACAAGATAGATCAACTTGATATTAAGATTGACCGATTGACCTACGCCCTGAAGCGTTCGGATTCTGCATTGGCATCAGCCATCACGGAGATTCGGATAATGAATACAATGAAAAAACTATGAAACACATCACATTGCTTTTTGTCGCTTGTTTTTTTGTGGGGATTATTGCCACACCAATTGAAAAGACCAAGTCAGTACCTGTTGACGAAGTGGAACTGATGCTCCAAAAGATATCTGAGAATTTAGAGATGGCATCGGTTGCAACTGCACAAGCAAAAGCAATGGGTGAGAAGATGGTCGCTGAGAAAGTTGAAGAGAAAGCACAGTTAAAAGAAGCCGTTGCCATTGCCGAACAAAAGGTTGATGTGATGACCAAGAAAGTTGAAGTGTTTTCAGCCAAGCTGATTGGTGCTGGACTTGATACAAGCGAAGCCCCATTGAAACTATCAGGCAAGGCATACGATGCTTGGTTGAACTATGTTGAAGAAGGTGGTAAAGAGGACTTTGAGTATTTCAGATTATACATCTACAACTAATGGCAAAGGCAACCAACACATCCACATTTAGAGCGAAGCCAAAGAATAAGCTCCGCAGACATACCAAGCATAAGAACAAACATAAATCCAGTAAACCATATAACGGACAAGGAAAATGACAAGAGAACAAATTGAATCAGCAATGATCAAGAAGGGATTCGCTTATTTCTCAGACGGAGAATTGAATCTGAACATCATCGGTGTTCGCCAAAGTTCAACCGGCAACAAGGTGACAAACCTATTTGATGACTTTTTAACTTTGAGTTACAAACACAACGGTGCTTGGGTATTCAAAAAGTGGGCAGCGACAACTGATCCAGGAACAAAGGGCGTGAAGGAATTTCACAACGCTGCTGGTGTTGCTCGTTTGGTTGCTGGTCAATATCGTGGTTCACACGCTATCGGTTTGCATCAAGGCAAATATGAAGCGTTGAAACAAGCGAAGAATGTCAAAGTTTATCGTGATGCCAACAAGGATATGACCTATGATGAAAGCAAAATCCAAGAAGGTGTGTTTGGAATCAACATCCACAAAGCCGGTGCAGATTCTACCTATGTAGAGAACTGGAGTGAAGGTTGTCAGGTGTTCAAGAAGTCCGCTGACTTTGACGAGTTTATGATCATCGTTAAAAAAGCCGCAGCACTTCACGGGAATTCATTCACTTACACATTATTAAACTCAAACGAAATATGAAGTTTTTAGATTTTTTCAAAGGTGACAAAGGGGAAGCATCATCCAAAAGATTCGTTGGCATCATCGGTGCTTTTGTTTTGTTTGGGACTATGGCTCACAATTCTCTTAGTCCTGCTGACATTGTACCTTCTCCCGATTTGGTTAGTGCAGTAGAATTCATCGTGATTGCTTGTCTTGGATTCACATCTATTGACAAGTTCTCTAACAAAAAGGAATGATTGCTATTTAGTAGAGATGATCTTCCAAAGAATTAATTTTCACGACAATGTTCTTCCCGTATTCAAAGAGAATAAGGCGAAGGGATATGTCACTTTCGGAGCGGACAATCTCTATCCCGAATTTCTAATAGAACTATTTAACAAATCCCCTAAACACAATGCAATCGTTTCTTCAAAAGCTTCGTATATTGCTGGAGTTGGCACTAAAGTATTTGGACAAAACACCGTTGACATCGCAAAAGCCGAAGCCAAGATCAAAGCCATCAACGCCTACGAAACCCTTGACCAAGTCAAAGGTAAAATAGCGTACGACCTTGAGTTGTTCAATGGCTATTGCCTTGAGGTAATTTGGAACAAGGCGAAGACGGCAATCGCAGAAATCTACCACATCCCTTTCAAGAATATCCGCAAAGGACTTGAAGGCGAGTATGTTTATTGCGAGGATTGGACTGACCGCAAAGCGGAGCAAGTTCACTATCAGCCATTCAACGCAACTACAAGAGAATCAAAGTCGCTTTATTATTGCCAATTCTATCGTCCCGGACAAGGAGAATATCCTTTGCCTGATTATGTTGGTGCATTAAAATACATTGAGGTTGACACCGAGATTTCAAACTACTATTTGAACTCTATCAAAAACGGATTCACCGCACAAACACACATCCAGTTATTCAAGGGAATCCCAACACCTGAAGAAGCTCGTGCAACTGCAAGAAGATTCAAGGAAAACTATCAAGGCACGGACAATGCCGGTGGACTGATCATCCAATACAACGATCCACAAGAAAAGGAATCAGTCATTTCCAACTTGCAACCATCGGACTTTGACAAGCAATTTGATTTGTTAAATAAGACCGTACAACAAGAGATATTCGTTGCACACAAGGTGAACTCACCAATGCTCTTTGGAGTGCGTGTGGAGGGTCAATTGGGTGGTCGTAGCGAGATGATTGAAGCGTATGAGATGTTTCAACAATCATACATTGAACCCCGTCAACAAAAGATTGATGATACTTTCACTTACCTGTTTGAGTTCATCTCTCCAGTTCGCTTAGAAACCATTAACAAACCACCAATCGGAGTTGACTATGTTGCCTTGTTTACTGCTGGACTATTGACTCAGAACGAAGCTCGTAAAGAATTGGGATTTGAAGAGATTGAACCAACCGTTGCACCCGTTGCCTTGTCATCACAAAATCCTTTTGGATGGGATGATGAAAGAGATTTGGCGGTGTTTATGAAGTATGGTGAACCAGCGGAGAACTTTGAACCGATGAAGTTTGACTTCGCATCTGCGATTGAATCAGCCATCTTGAATGTGTTGAAGGAAAACAAAGGTTTGCAAGTTGGCGATATTGTTAACATTACCAAACTTGATCCACAAGTCGTAGTTGATACAATTGCAAAATTGAACGAAGCCAAGTTAATCAAAGGATACAATCAAGGATTGGAAGTAACCCCAAAAGGATTGGATGAAATCAGTCAGTTACAAACCGAAATTGTGGTGCGTTACAAGTACGCACTTGCACCAGGAATATCAGGTGGAATACTCATAGACGGATCGCGTGATTTTTGCAAACAAATAGTTGGTAGCAATCGCGTGTATTCTCGTGCAGATATTGATGCAATGTCATTGCAAACGGAGATTGATGTTTGGTCAAGACGAGGTGGTTGGTATCACGACCCCGTGAGAGATGTGAATGTTCCACAATGCCGTCACATTTGGCAACAACAATTATTAAGGAGAATTAAGAAATGACAAACTTTGTATATTTCATAAGCACCACTTATCTCAAGGACAACAGTCCGTTGAATGAGAATGTGGATGACAAGTTGCTCAAGTCAGCAATCAAAGAAGCTCAAGAGATTTATATCCGGGATGTTATCGGTTCGGGTATTTACAACGAATTGCAGACACAAGCGTTTGCAGGGACTTTGACCAACTTGAACACAACCCTTTTGGATTCATACATTGCACCTTGTTTGAGATACTACACTTTGACTGAGGCAATGTTGCCGATGACATTCAAGTTGATGAATAAATCGGTTGCATCAAGAGAATCTGACAACGCTCGTGCAGTATCGGTGGAGGAGATGACATTGATTGAAGGTCGCTATCGTGATAAAGCGGAATACTATGCAAACCGTTTGCGTGATTACTTGCGTACCAACACCAACGACTATCCGTTATTCTTGAATCCAGGCAATACCTTTGACACCATCAGACCAAAGAACACCGCATTCAGCGGAGGCATTTATCTACCTACAAATTATGACGATTGTTTTTGGGGATACGACTTCCCCCACGAGGACAAATAAGTGGCAGAAGAACAACGAAGCCAAACTTCTCAAATTCCTAAAGAATGACCCTAAACCAAATCATCACAAAAATCCAAGAAGCAGCCGAAAGCCATAAAATGGTCGGTCACTTTGGTGTAGGTCAGCAGTCCAATCTCACGGTTGAGAATGTTGAGTACTATCCGCTTGTTTGGTTGTATCCTGATGGCTTCAATCTCCAGTCAGCCGGTAAGTTGATGACCTACAATTTTGCTTTGCTTGTGATGGATCGTGTTTTTGAATCTGAATCTAACACGATTGAAGTGCTTTCGGATACGGCTCAGATTATGGCTGACATATTTGCTTTGATTGACAACAACAATCAAGCAGATGGTGATTTTGAATTAAGCATCAACGGAAATGCCACTCCTTTCTACG